GGGCGGCAAGGTCGTGGCCATCAACCCGTCCGTGGGCTGCTACGACGTGCGCGTCAAGGTCGGCCCGGCGTTCACCACGCAGCGCCAGGAGACCGCGGCGCAGCTCACCGAGATGATGCGCGGCAACCCCGCCATGCTGGCGGCGCTGGGCCCGATGTGGGCCCGCCTGCAGGACTTCCCTGAGGCCGACAAGCTCGCCAAGGTGCTGCTGGCGATCGCGCCGCCGCAGATCCAGGCGCTGGAGCACGAGGACGGCGAGCAGCAGATCCCGCCGGAGGTGCAGGCGCAGATGCAGCAGCTGCAGCAGCACGCCGGGCAGCTCGGCCAGGCCCTGCAGCAGGCCATGGCCCGCGTGCAGGAGCTCGAGGCCGACGCCAACGGCAAGTGGAACGACACCCTGATCAAGGCGTACGACGCCGAGACGAAGCGCATCCAGGCGCTGGCCACCGGCATGACGCCCGAGCAGGTGCACGCGCTGGCCATGCAGGCCGTGATGCAGGCGCTGTCGGCGCCGCCTCCCGATCCCGTGCCGCCCGATGGCGGCGCCCCGAACCCCAACCAACCGCCTTCGGGCGGTTTTTTCATGCCCGAAGAGGGACCTGACTTGGCGCAGGAAGCCGCCATGCAATTGCCCACGCAATGACCGTCGAAGAGAACGTCCTCCCTGCAGCCGGGACGGAAAACCAGGCCGCTGAACTGACGAACGAAGCCCCGGAAGTCGTCACCCCGGAAAACGTCGAAACCACGGAGCAGGGCGGCGAACCCGAGAAGGTCGAAGAAGACGACCGCGAGCGGGAACGCAAGCGCTTCCAGCGCCGCATGGATCGACGCACCGCGGAGCTGTACCGCGAGCGCGCCGAACGCGAGGCCCTGGCCGCGCGACTTGCGCAGCTCGAAGGCGGCAAGCCCGCACCCAAGGACGGCGAAGAGCCGACGCAGCGGGACGAGCCGAAGGCCGACCCCTACAAGATCGCGCGCGAGATCGCGGACCAGGAGCGCTTCGTCGAGAAGTGCAACAAGGTTGCCGCAGAGGGCAGCAAGAAGTTCAAGGACTTCGATGCCGCCCTGCAATCCGTCGTGGCCGAAGTGGGTCCGCTGTTCGACCAGCGCGGCCGCCCCTCCGACCTGATGAAGGTCGTGATGGAGGCCGATGCCCCCGCCGCAGTGCTGCACTACCTGGGCACCAACCCGGAAGCGGCCGCGGAGCTCGCCGACCTCTCTCCGACGCAACTTGCGCGCCGGCTGGACCGCATCGAGCGGGACATCGCGCAGCAGGCCAAGCCGAAAGCGTCCTCGGCGCCGAAGCCCCTGACCCCGGTCAAGGGCACGCAGGCCCCCCGAGGAATGCCCGACCCCTCCGACACCAAGGCGTGGATCCGCGCGGCCAACGAAGCCGAACGCGCGGCCCGCCGCTGAAACCCCTCTGAAGGAAGCCAACAATGGCCAACGCTCTCGTCACCTCGCAGGTCGTCACGAACGAAGTCCTGCGCATCGCCCACAACAGCTCCGCGTTCCTGGGCAACATGAACACGGACTACCAGGACAAGTGGGGCGACGCCCTCAAGCCTGGCAACACCGTCAAGGCCCGCGGCCCGGTCCAGTTCACCCACCGCACCGGTGAAGCCGCCAACGTGCAGGACATCACCGAGCGCTCGGTGGACGTCACCCTGCAGCCGTTGCTCGGTCTGGACTTCCAGGTCGGTTCGACCGAACTGGCGACCTCCGTCGGCAACGACGGCAAGGTCGACGGTGCGTTCAAGGAGCGCTACCTGAAGCCCGCCGGCCTGAAGCTGGCCGCCATCCTGGACTCGCAGGTCGCAGTCATCCTGAAGAACGGCGCGCACCAGTTCGTGGGCACGCCCGGCACGCCCCCGGCGTCCGTGGCCGACATCCTGAACGCCCAGGTGCCGCTGGACCGCATGAGCGTGCCGCGTGACGGCAAGCGCATCGCCGCGATCGAGCCCGGCGCCAACGCCTCCATCGTCGCCGGCCTGGCCACGCTGTTCAACAACCAGTCCATGCTGGGCGAGCAGTACAAGACCGGCATCCTGAAGACCGGCCTGGGCCTGGACTTCGCGATGAGCCAGAACGTGCCGGCGCACACCGTCGGCCCGCTGGGCGGCGCTCCGGTGGTCAACGGTGCGAACCAGGGCCTGATCAACGCCGGCTCCACGGACAACCCGTACGCGGCCACCACGACCCTGAACACCAACGGCTGGACGGCGGCCGCGGCGCTGCGCCTGAAGCAGGGCGACGTGATCAACCTGGCCGGCGTGTTCTCGGTGAACCCCGAGACCAAGCAGTCCACGGGCGTGCTGCAGGACTTCGTGGTCACGGCCGATGCCAGCTCGGACGGCACCGGTGCTGCCGCGCTGGTGATCTCCCCGGCGATCATCGCCGGCGGCGCGTACCAAAACGTCACGGCCCGCCCGGCCGCCGGCGCTGCGATCACGGTGCGTACCGGCACGGCCGGCGCGACCTACACCCAGAACATGATCTGGCACCGTGACGCGATCACCTTCGTGTCCCCGAAGCAGGAACTGCCCGGCGGCATGGACATGGCCTACCAGGCCAGCCTGGCCGACGAGGGCGGCGTGACGCTGCGCTTCGTGCGCGGCTACAACATCCAGACCAACCAGTTCGTCAGCCGCTTCGACATCCTCTGGGGTGCCGCGGTGACGCTGCCGAACTTCGTGGTTCGCCGCACCAACTGATCGCCACCCGCGGTCAGGTTCAAGGGGCCAGCCTCACAAGGGCCGGCCCCTTCTGCATGCCCGTTTCCACCACCCCAAAGGAGCCCCCCATGGACTACCCCCTGCACATGCACCACGCCGGCCGCGGCGGCTACGCCGTCGCCAACGACCAGGACGAGCACAAGGCGCTGTCCGAGCACGGCTACGAGCCGAAGTTCGAAGAGCCCGCCGAGCCCGAGAAGAAGGAGCCCGCCAAGAAGGCGAAGTGAGGTAGCGCGTGACGAAGGCCCTCCAGATCATCAACCGCGCCGCCGAGATCCTCGGCTACAAGGACCCGTCCGAGCCTCTCGACGGTACCGACGCGGACAACTTCCTCGGCGTCCTGAACTCCATGGTGGACGCCTGGGCGCTGGACAGCCTGTTCGTCTACGCCACCACCGAGCTGGTGCAGTCCGTCAGCGGCAGCCCCGTGGCGATCGGCCCGGGCGCCGCGATCGACACCGCGCGGCCGGTGCGCATCGCCTCCGGCGGCTTCTTCCGCGTCGGCGGCAACGACCGGCCGTTCCGGATGGTCGAGCGCGACGAGTTCGCTCAGATCACCCAGAAAACAGCCACCGGCCAGCCCCAGGTCTGCTACTACGAGGCCGACGCCCCGACGGCGGCCCTGTACTTCTGGCCGGTGCTCTCCGCCGCCCAGGAACTGCACCTGCCTCTGCCGAAGCGCCTGTCGGCGTTCGCCAACCTCACGACCGATTACACGCTGCCGGCGGGCTACCAGGCCGCACTCGAGTACAGCCTGGCCGAGGAACTCGCGCCTGGCCGCCGGCCCGCGGCCGCCGAGGTCGTGCGGCGCGCCATCAACCTGCGCCGCGCTATCCGGACCGTAAACCTGGGCGTGCCGCAGCTCGATTCCGAGCTGGCGCCGGCCCGCTCGCCCTCCCTGCTGCTGTCGTGAAGATCCCTTTCGTTGGAGCCAGCGCAACGGCGCGATCGCAGAACGCGAACGCCGAACGCTCGGTCAACTGCTACATCGAGGTCGACCAGGGCAACCAGCGCGCGCCGGTGGCGCTGTACGGCATGCCGGGCTTGGTGAGGCACGCCACGCTGGCCGGCGGCGCTCACCGCGGCGCGATTGCGTCGGGCGGCTATGCCTACTTCGTGGCCGGCTCGCGCGTCTACCGCATGGACGCTGCCTATGCGGTAGTCGACTGCGGCGGGATCAACACCAACGCTGGCCGCGTCAGCATGGCCACCAACGGCACCGAGGTGATCATCGTCGACGGTGTGAAGGGCTGGCTCGTCACCGGCACGGTGCTGACGCAGATCACGGACGTCGACTTCCCGAACGGCGTCACGGTCGCGGCCTACCTGAACGGCTACTTCATCGTCTTCGGCGACGGCTCGCAGAAGTTCTACTGGTGCCAGACCCCCGGATCGGGCGTGGCGTGGAACGGGCTGGACTTCGCCAGCGCCGAGGCCTCGCCGGACGCGATCGCCGGCGGCGTGGCGGACCACGGCCAGCTGTGGCTGATCGGCACGGACTCGGCAGAGGTGTTCGACAACGTGCCAGACGCTGACCTGCCGTTCCAGCGCTCGGGCAGCAGCACCATCGAGCAGGGCACCGTGTCACCGTGGACTGTGCAGGCCTTCGACAACACGGTGGTGTGGCTCTCGCGCGCCAAGGACGGCCATGCCATGTTCCTGCGCTCGCAGGGCGGCAACCCGGTGCGCTTCTCGACCCATGCGCTGGAGACGGCGCTGGCGGGCTACAGCACGCTGGCCGACGCCTTCGCCTACGTCTTCCAGATGCTCGGGCACAGCTTCTACGTCGTCACGTTCCCGACGGCCGATGCCACCTGGGTCTATGACGCGGCCTCGGGCGAGTGGGCCGAATGGAGCTGGCGCGATCCTGCGACCAACCAGGACCACCGCCACCGCTCGGGGTCGCACGTCTTCCTGGCCGACAAGCACCTGGTGGGCGATTGGGAAAACGGCAACGTGTACAGCCTGGAGATGGACGTGTTCACCGACAACGGTGACCCCATCCGGCTGCTGCGGCGCACGCAGACGCTCAGCGCCGAGGGCGCGCGGCTGTTCTTTGCCGAGATCGAGATCGACATGGAGACCGGCGTGGCGACGGCGGCGTGCCCCGACCCCAAGATGATGCTGCGCTACTCGAACGACGGCGGGCACACGTGGAGCCGCGAGAAGCAGGCGAGCATGGGCAAGGTGGGCGAGTACGGTCGGCGCGTGCGCTTTGGCCCCACGGGGTCTGGGCGCAATCGCATGTGGGAGCTGTCCATCACCGACCCCGTGCGGCGTGCCATCTTCGGCGCCAGCGTGCGCGTCACCAAGGGCGTGTGATGCCCACGCTGAACCTCGGGAAGTTCGCGCGGTTCCCCTTCGTGAATCCGGACGGCACGCTCACGCGCGAAGCGGTGGCCGAACTGGACGTCGTGAAGCGGCGCAGCGAAGCCACCGTCGGCGCCGACAGCGTCGTCGTGACGCCCGCCGGCGGCATCGCGGCCACCGACGTGCAGGGTGCGCTGCAGGAGCTGGACAGCGAGAAGGCGGACGCAGCAGCCACCACCGCGGCGTTGACGGGCAAGCAGCCGGCCGATGCGACGCTGACGGCCGTCGCGGGCGTAGCCACCGCGGCGGACAAGCTGCTGTACTGGAGCGGCGTCGACACGGCGGCGCTCACGGACTTCACCGCCTTCGCGCGCACGCTGCTGGCTGGCGCTGACGCGGCGGCCATGCGCACGACGCTGGGCATTCCTGCGCTGCCGGCGGGTGCGCTGGTGGGCACGACTGATGCGCAGACGCTGACGAACAAGACGCTGACCGCACCGACGGCGGACAAGCTCACGCTCAACGCCGCCGGCAGCACGACCGCCCCGCAGCTCGATCTCGCCGGCGCGACCAACAACTGGATGCGCTTCGCGGCCGTGGGCGTTGCGGCGCCGGCTTTCACCACCCGCAGCCTCGGCACGAAGGTGGTGCTGTATCCGACGCTTTCCGGCAGCGCCCTGGACATCGGCATCGGCGTGGAGTCGGGCTTCACCTGGTTCAGTAACAACGCGACCTCTGCCGGCTGGAAGTTCTACGCCGGGTCCACCGCGCCAGTGGTCACGATCTCGGGCGGCGGAGCCATCACCTGCACGGGGATGACCTCCAACGGCACGAGCGGAATCGGCTACGCGACCGGCTCCGGTGGGGCGGCAACGCAGCTCACCTCGAAGGCCACTGCGGTGGCGATCAACTTCCCCAACGGCCAGATCACCACGCACAACGCGGCCCTGGCCGCCGGCGCCACCGTGTCGTTCACGCTGAGCAACGTTCGCATCGTGGCCGGCGACATGATCCACGTGCACCACGTCTCGGGCGGCAACATTGGCGACTACGACGTGTGGGGCGTCTGCGCGGCCAACGCGGCGACGATCTACATCAGGAACAGGACGGCCGCGGCGCTGTCCGATCCGCTCGGGCTGCGCTTCGCCATCCTCAAGACGGTATCGGCATGACGCAACAAGAGGCCGAGGCGTTACTGGGCTTTCAGGTGGGGCCGGGCTGGACGTTTCACGCCCTCTGCCGCGGCGAAGCGTTCGTCATGGTGAAGGGATCGGAGATCCACGGATTCCGGCTCGACCAACACAAAGGCCGCTGGCTCACCCGCACGGTCTTCCGCGACCTGCTGGAGCCCCTGCGGCGGCAGTACGGCTTCCTCACCACCAAGGTGCGGAAGGACAACAGAACAGGCCAGCGCTTCGTCGCTCGCATCGGCTTCGAGCCGTGCGGCGAGGACGAGCGCTGCATCTACTACGTGGCCAGGAGCCTCAAGCATGCGTGACTTCGACCCGACCGCCAGCGAGTTCATCTCGTCGGGCTACCTCCAGAGCAGCCGCCCGGGCGGCAAGCTGTACGACCCGGGCACGCTCCTCGTCGCAGGCAGTGCCATCGTTGGCAGCATGATGGGCGCCGACGCCGCCGAAAGCGCCGCCGACACGCAGGCCGGCGCCGCGCGGGACGCAACCGCGGCTCAGGAGCGCATGTTCGAGCGCCAGGTGCAGCTGCAGGAGCCGTGGCGCCAGGCCGGAATGTCCGCGCTGAATCGGCTGCAGTACCTCACCGGCCTTCCGCCTTCTGGCCCCTCCGGCACCACGGGCACGGGCGGCACGGGCGGCCCGAGCGGCACGGGCGGCGCCCCCGCGATCGCCGGCGAAGCGCAGATCCGTGCACGGCTCGCGCCGCAGTTCACGACCACCGCGCCGGCGTGGTTCAGCTACAGCGGGGAGAGCGACACGCCGCTGGAGCACCGGGGTTCGCAGACCGTGGACTCGGCGGGCCTCGACGCTGCAGTGCAGGCCGAGCTCGCGCGCCAGGAGCAGGCGCAGGCAGCCCAAGCGCAAGCCGCGCAGGGTGCCGAGGCGGCCGCGACCAGCGATCCGGCCTACGGCTCGCTGATGCACGATTTCAGCATGGCGGACTTCGAGGCCGACCCCGGCTTCCAGTTCCGCCAGGAGCAGGGCGAGCAGGGCCTCACGCGCGCCGCCGCGGCCGCCGGCGGCCTGGGCAGCGGCAAGTACCTGAAGGACGCCATGCGCTTCAACCAGGGGCTTGCCACCGATGAATTCGGCCGCGCCTACGACCGCTTCAACCTGAATCGGGATTCGCGCTTCAACAAGCTGGCCACGATGGCCGGCATCGGGCAGACGGCCACCAACCAGACCAGCGCGGCGGCCGGCGCCTTCGGTTCTCAGATCGGCAGCAACATCCTCGCGGGCGGCGCCGCGCGCGCGGCCGGCCAGGTCGGCGCCGCGAACGCCATCAATGGCGGCATCGGCCAGGGCATCAGCCTGTACCAGAACAACCAGCTGCTGAAGATGCTGCGCCGGCCCGGCGGCGGTGTGAACCTGGGCACCGCGACGGGCGCTGACATGGACGTCTTCTACGGCGAATAAGGAACGAATGATGCCGATCGACCCAACCATTGCCCTGCAGGTCCGTCCGGTGGAGATCCCGGACCAGGTCAACCAGCTAGCCCGCCTGACGCAGGTCCAGAACCTCATGCAGGACCAGGAACTGGGCCGCATGAAGATGGACGCCTACTCGCGCGACCAGACGCGCAAGAACGCGCTCCAGGCGCTCGCCGGCGGCTGGACGGCGGAGACATCTGACGACCAGCGCCTGAGCGCGCTGAAGAACGCCGGCTTCTTCGATGAAGCGAGCAAGCTCGAGGACGGCCTCGTGAAGCGCAGGGAAGTGGACGCCAAGGCGCAAGGCGAGAAAGCGAATGCGATCGCGAAGTATGCCGACGCGACCAAGCAGTACGCCACCCGCGTCATGGCGGACCCGCGCCCCGAGACTGCCGCGCTGGCGCTGGATTCCATGCTGTGGGTCGGCAAGGCCCTTGGGTTCGACAACACCCAGCAGATCGCCGCGGAGCGCCAAGCGCTCGCTTCCATGACGCCCGACCAGATCCGGCAATGGGCGGCGGGCCACGCGCTGAGCGCGGAAAAGCTGCTGCCCCAGGTCTCCACGCACAACGCCGGTGGCTTCACCTTCACCCAGGCCGTCGACCCGATCACGGGCAAGCCCGCCGTTACCGGCAAAGTGCAGAACACCCAGAGCCCGGACAACGCGGCGACTACCTCGCTGGGCTACGCCAAGCTGAACGAAGACAAGCGCCACCACGGCGTCACGGAAAAGCAGCAGGCCGAGCAGGTCACCCAGGGCGGCGTCGAATTCAAGCAGGACGCCAACGGCCAGTGGATCGCGCTGCCGAAGAAGGTCGGTCCCGGCCCGATCCAGGCACGCCCGGTCGAAGGCGTGCCTGGAAAGAAGGAGGCCGCGGCGAAAAATATCCTGGCCATCGTGGACGAGGCCGAGAAACTGATCGGCGACAGCACGGGATCCTACCTCGGCGCCGCCTACGACCTCGGCGCCCAGGCTGTCGGCAAGAGCACCGCAGGCGCGCAAGCGACCGCGCAGCTCAAGGTGCTCGAGGGCCAGCTGATGATGGCGCAGCCGCGTATGGAAGGCCCGCAGTCCGACAAGGACGTGGCGCTGTACCGCCAGATGGCTGGCCAGATCGGCGATCCGACCGTGCCGCGCGAAACCAAGAAGGCTGCGCTGTCGAAGATCAAGTCGCTGCAGCAGAAGTACGCCGGAACCGGCGGCGCCAGCGGCGGGTGGGACGGTGGCCAGGGCAAGGTGGTGGACTTCGGGAGCCTGAAGTAATGGACGTGCGCCTGCCTGACGGCACCATCATCCAGAACGTCCCGGACGGCACCACGAAGGCCGACCTGGTCAAGAAGCTGCAGTCCAAAGGGATGGCCGTGCCCGCAGAGTGGCTCGGCGAGCCGCCCAAGGCGGACAAGCCGCTGTCGCAGAGGGTGGGCGACGAGATCCGCGAGATTCCGCGCCAGCTGGCCCTCACCGGCCGCTACGCTGCCGAAGCGGGGGCTGGCCTGCTGGACACGCTCGCGGCTCCGTTGCGCGTCGGCCTGAACCTGATTCCTGGCGTGAACATCCAGCCGGCGGCAACCACGGTCGGCCAGGTCGCCGACAAGCTGGGCGTGAGCCCGCGCACCGCCGACGAGCGCGTGATTGGGGACATGACCCGCACCGGGTTCGGGGCTGCAATGATGGCCGGCAGCGCCAATGCGGCGGCCAACGTGGCCACCGGAACTACCCGCAACGTCCTGCGCCAGATGGCGGCGAACCCCACTTCCCAGGCAATCGGCGGCGTCACGGCCGGTGGAGCCGGTGGCGCTGTGCGCGAGTCGGGTGGCGGCCCGGTGGAGCAGTTCCTCGCATCCCTTGCTGGCGGCGTTGCTGGCAGCACGGCGACGAATAAGCTGGCCAGCGCCATCGACTCCGGCGCACGCACGGTTCGCAATCTGTTGACGCCTCGCACCGAGCAGATCCGGGCCGCCGACCAGCAGATCGAGCTCGCCCTGGAGCGCAGCGGCATGGACTGGTCGCAGGTGCCCGAGCGCATCCGCCAAGGCTTGCGCGACGAGGTCGCCCAGGCGCTGGACGGCGGCGGTCAGCTGAACGTCGACGCGCTGCGCCGCCTGCTGGTCTTCCGCGCCACCGGCACCACGCCCACCGTGGGCATGCTCACGCAGAACCCCGGGCAGATCACGCGCGAGATGAACCTGGCCAAGACGGGCGCGAACAGCACGGACGCGGCCCTTCAGCGCCTGCCGGCACTGCAGAACCAGAACGTGCGCACCCTGCTGCAACGCCTGGACGAAGCCGGCGCTGCGACTGCACCCGATGCAGCCGGCGCCGGTGCCCGTGGGATCGCCGCGCTGCGCGGCCAGGTCGCGCAGGCGCGCGGCAACATCGACCGCCTGTACGACGCGGCGCGTGACTCGCAAGGCCGCAGCCTGCCCCTGAACGGCAACGCGTTCACCACGCGCGCCAACCAGCTGCTGGACGAGGCGATGGTCGGCGGCGCGCTGCCGGGGGACGTGGCCAACACCATGAACCGCATCGCCCGCGGCGAGATGCCCCTCACGGTGGAGATTGCCGAGCAGCTCAAGACGCGCATCGGCAACCTCCAGCGCGGCAGCAGCGATGGCGGCGCGCGCATGGCACTTGGCCTGGTGCGCCAGGCACTGGACGAGGCACCGCTGGTGCCATCTCCGCAGGTGAACCCCGGCAACCTGCCGGCGGTGCCGGGCACCGTGCCGCCGTCGAACGTCACCACGGGGCACGAGGCCATCGACGCGTTCAACCGTGCCAGGGCCGCCAACCGCGCCTACATGCAGCAGCTCGAAGCCAATCCGGCTCTCGCTGCGGTGGATGACGCGGTCGGCGCGGTACGCGCCAATCCGGCCCTTCGCTCGGTGGAGGACGTGGTGGGCGCGGCCGGGTTCATGGACAAGTTCGTGCTCGGCAAGTCCGCGACGCCTGGCGAAGTCCGTTCGCTCGTCCAGCAGGTGGGCCCGGAGGGCGCGCAGGCGCTGCGGCAGAACGTGATCCGCTACCTCCGGGACAAGGCCACCAACAGCACCGACGACATCGCGAAGTTCAGCAACGACGCCTACCGGCGCGCGCTGCGCGACATCGGCGAGGACAAGCTGCTGGCGCTGTTCAGCCCTGAGGAGGTGCTCAACCTGCGCAACGTCGGCCAGGCCGCGAAGTACATGCAGGCGCAACCGGCTGGGTCGGCGGTGAACAACAGCAACTCGGGCGCCCTGGTGCTCGGTCGCGGGCTCGACATGCTGGATCGCGCCGCGGGCTACGTGCCTCTGGGCGGCCGGGACATCATCCGCGGATGGATTCAGGGCGCCCAGCAGACGCAGGTGCTCAGTCCCCGGAACGCGCTCGCGGAGGCCACCAGGATGCCGCAGCAGCCCTCGGGCAACCTGCTGGTGCCGCTACTGGCCGCTCCCCTTGCCGCGCCCGTTCAGGCACGCGAGGACAACCGCCGCCGCTAGCCACCCGAGCCAGATCGGATCGACGGTCGCGAACAGGGCATCGATAGCTGCGTTCACGTCCATGTGGTCAGTCCTGTTCTTCGTTCGGACCCCGCTCTAGCGGCAGACCATTGAACCCGCGCCAGAAGCCGTAGATGCCCGCGGCGATCGCCACCAGGATCAGCTTGGCGATCAGGTAGTCCGAGTAGTCCATTCCTCATGTTAGCCCGCCCGGGAAACCGCGGCGGGCTTTTCTTTTTCCAGCCCCGCCGGGAGCTTTTTCCGGCGGGGCTTTCGCATTTCACAGAGGCGATCGCACATGGGCGTCCCAGCCATTCCCCTGTTCAAGTTCACCGACGAAAACGGTGCTCCCCTCGCCGACGGATCGCTGGAGGTGTTCCTCGCCGGAACGACCACGCCGGCGAACACCTACCAGGACGAGGGCCTGACCATCCTGAACACCAACCCGGTGCTGCTCGATGCCAATGGCGAGGCGCTGCTCTGGCTGGACGGCGCCTACAAGTACAAGATGCTGCTGCGCAAGGCGTCAGGGGCCATCGTCCCGGGCTGGCCGGTCGACAACATCGGCGCGACAGCAGGAAGCGGTGGCGGCGGCGCTGCGTCCGTGCAGGACTACGCGGCCCTGCGTGCCTACACGGGCGCCTCCCCGAGTGTCTACGTCACGGGCTACCTGGCCACGGCGGCACCCTCCGGCAACGCCGGCTGGTTCACCCGCGACGACGCCGACAACACCACCGCCGACAACGGCGGCACCGTGATCGTCGACGCCAACGGCACGCGCTGGAAGCGCCGCTACGACGGCGCAGTCAACATCCTGTGGTTCATCCCGCCCGAGGAGCACGCCGCCATCGTGGGGCGCAACTCCACCTATGACTGCCACGACGCCATCATTGCGGCGATCGAGTCGGTCTACACGGGACAGAACTACTTCTGGTCAGGACCCGAAGTCTTCTTCCCGCCGGGGCGCTACCGGGTGGCCTCCACGATCAACATCAAGCGCCAGGTCAAGCTCGTTGGCACGACGGGCGCCGTGGCGTCCAACGACGGTGGTTCCGAGTTGTCCTTCCCGATGGGTGTGGGGGGCATCATCACCAACAGCTTCAACACGGACGGCCTGGGCGGCATCACCGGCTCCGGCTCCTCCCCGGATCCGACCTTCTCGTCGGCCGGCTCCGTGATCGAAGGGTTTCGCCTCATTGCCGATGTCCGCACCGACAT